TTGATACCAACACCTTGTCGACCAAAAGTATCACTTAAAGTAAAATTGTATGTTGAACTATCTGCGGCTAATACAGTTACAATCTCACCTTTTTGAAATGGTATTGAACCGACATATGAAATATATAAAACAGTTTCGTTAAAGTCTGTTTTTTTATCGTAAACTTTACCACCTATTGTTTCAGTAGTACGCTGTAATGTTGTGCCGTCAATATTATATCTTACTGTTGCTGTTGCACCTGAAGTTTGACCTGTAAGTGATAAAACTGCATTTGATGTAGTGTCATCTGCGTCATTAATTGAACCTCTAATATCACCAAATGTATTACCACCAGTTACAGAACCAGGTTTTACAGATATAACAGGACCTGCTAAGTATTTTGTTAATGGGTCTGTTGATGTTGAGTTTTCTGGAAAAAGAGTATCACCACTTTCAATTCCTAATTCAGGAGCGAAACCACCATTTACAACCGATACAAATGCCTGAGCACCTGCGCCTGAGGTATTACCGGCATTAAATGTTAAATTATCTCCTATCTCAAAGTCGAAACCACCGTCATCAATAATAGTTTCTGTAATTGCACCACCACCTAAATTGCCAACTTGGAATAATGCACCTTGACCACCACCTGTTAATCTAATAGTAGCATTGCTATCATACAAAGCACCATCGTTAGAAATTATTTTTGAACCTGGAATACCAGTGATTGTAGATTTAATGAATACATCGTTAATATCGGATTCTGTACCTTGTACCACTTCACCAATTTGAAATGTGCCTACAATTGTATCACTATCTACGATAAATTCTGTTACTTGATTTGCACCAAATGTAAATCTAAAAACATTTTCTACAATCGCCGTAGCTTTAGATGTTTCACCTGTAATTGTTCTACCAATAAGGCTTGTTGTAGAACCAACAACATCAATACCACGAATAATCTTTCTTGACCCCCATTGGCCGTCTGATACTCTTAAAATCTGTTCTCTAGGATATAATGTTTCTGAGTTTTCACCAAATAATAAATTAAAGAAAATTCTATGTCCTTCAGCTGTACCTTTTAGTTGATACAGTGATTTGATATTTTTAATAAGTTTTCTTTTATCAACACCTGTTGCTAAACTTTCTGGTATGGTATGTAAAAACTCATTTCTAAACTGAGATAAGAACCTATCAATTACTCTATCAGGATCCTTGTACTGTACTAACTCTGAAAGATTTTGAATAGGATTTGGTGTGTAACCTTTTATGACAGCTCTTGCATTTGAAGAACTTCCGTTTATTGTTTCACCAGTAACAAATTTATTCTGTGATGTAATGAAAAGTCTAGTGTTATCTAAATCTTCTGCAACAATAACCGCTGTAGCGCCTGAAGTAGAACCTGTTACAGTTTCACCGTTTTGAAATTTACCAAATGCTGTATCTTCTGTAAGAACTTTATCGCCACTATCTAATTGTGTTCTTGTAGAACCTAATCTACCAGCATCTAGTATTAATAAGTTTTCTTGGTTGGTTTCAGTTTCTAATAGAATACCATCTGTAGTTTCTATCTGTTCAACTTGTAACTCTGCACTCTCTAGTAACTGATAATATGATTTAAGAAAAGAAGCAAATTTAGGGTGTTGCTCAACTACAAATTCTGGTAATTGTGCATTTATTAAGGTTGAAATCTTATCATTGAATTTAGCCATTTAACACTCTAATAACTTGTTGTTGGTGTATAACCTACACCTGCATCATTTGACCCACCTGCGAAGCCATCTCTTTCTACTGTAAAACCTGAATTTGAAACATCAATTTCTACAACTGTATTTCTAACAGGAACAATATCGTTTGAGTTTGGTGTAACAGTCAACTCAACAACTGTCGAAGCAACATTTCTAATTTCAGAAATTGATGTTATGTTTAGTGAATTGATTACGATTTGACCTGTTGTATAATTGATTGTGCCTTGTTCTGTATTTGCATATGTTTTAACACCACCTGCATCAAAGTAATATCTTCTAACTATACCTGAACCATTATCATCTAAAAACATTTCGTTTGTATTTCCTGAAACTTTGAAACCTGAAGAAGATAAAATACCACCACTACTAGACATATGACCTGTATGTGGATTGTATAAAGAATTTCTAAAGTAAATATCGTACCTTGATGATGTACTTAATATTGGTGTAAATGACTTTCTCATTTTAACAGAAGTGATGTTTGATACAATACTATTATCAACATCATCAATAATACCTACTATTTTTGAATATCTGAAAACACCGTCAAATCTTTGTAGTGATGTTGTATTGTAATTTGTAACAGCATTAATGATTTCTGATTTTATTGTTTCTGCACCTTTAGTTGTAAGGTTTGCATTGTATCTGGCATTTGATGTTAGTATAACACTAGTAGTTTCGGCATCAACAACTTCTGGTCTCACAGAAGCAACATTATAAACTTTTAATTGTGTTTCAATATCTTTTTTAGTTTGCGTTGTTAGTGTTGAACCTGATTGTGGTTTTATTGAAATTTTTACGACACCATAAACTGGCACCTCATCATCTTCTCCACCCCATGCACTAACTGATAATGCATTTGGATATAATTGTTTAACAAACATTTCATAATCTGAAGATGTTACGGCTCTGTTTTGAGCTGCATAAGATAACGGCGCATTAAATTTAATGGAATCTTGGCTTTCAGCCTCTGCACCACCTTGTGAATTAGAATTTACTGTAACTGTTACATCTGTAAATCCACCGATTGTACCTGATAGTGTAAATGTACTTGCACCGTTGGACTCTGTTGTATTAGAAACAATATATTCCATAATTACAATATTGCCGTCTTCTAATTTTTGACCAGTTACTCCATCTCCAAAGTAAACTTCAAATTTGCCATCTTGGCTTTCTTGTAAGAAATATGATTTAGTTGTACTTGTAACATTTGAATAATCATTAGCAAATGTATAAGTTGACACTGTAGCATCTGTAACTGAATTTTGTACTGAAATTTTTAGTGTTGATGTATCTGCTCTATTACTTGGTATTAAAAACTTTTGGTCGGGGTCATTTGCATCAACTGTATATTTAAATGTAACCAAAGTGCCTTCGTATAAAGTACAGTTTGAAAATCTATAAACACCATTAACAGGTACAATAGTAATATCTGCATTATTTACATATTGATATTGTGTTTCGTCAACTGTAGTTGTAAACACGGTACCTTTATTCATTGTTACTGAAGTGCCTGAAGCATTGTTAACTACTATATCAATATCAGCTTTAGGTGCTCTTGGTGAAGTTGGTGTGTAACCAACCATTTTAGCAAGTGACACAATATTATTTCGAATGTCTGCACTATCTAAGTAAATTTCGTTTGTTGACATGTTTGCCAAGTAAGCTAGATAGTGTGTATTGTATGCTAATGCATCTAATAGAATAGAAAGTCCTGAACCCTCAAAATTATAATCTTGGAATTCTGTTTGACTTTGTAAAAAAGTTTTTAAATTTGACTTTATCTGGTCAAAATCTAACTCTGATACATTTAACTTATGTTTTGCCATTCTATCTTAACCTCTGTAAAAATGTCGTTACTGAAACGGGGTCTGCTACACCTTGTACATAAAAATAAATATCAACAACCAATCTATTCTTATCTTGGTCTTGGTCTATTCTAATACTTTCTAGTGATACTCTCGGTTCAAAATTTGTTATAACTTCTTCTATCTTTCTTTGTAGAAAAACTCTCGTTAACGGTGTAAAGTTTTCAAATAATAAATCTCTCACTCCAGAACCTAATTCTGGATGAAAAGGTCTTTCGTAGAAATTTGTTTGTATTAAATTTCGTACACTTCGTTTAACAGCATTTACATCTTCAATTTTGACTATATCATTAGTCACAGGATTTCTGGCGAAATTTAAGTCGATATCTCTATATCTTCGACTGTTTCGCTTAGAGTTGTTGGTTGCTGATGTATCATAGATTGCCATAACGGTAATATTTATAAGGTTTTTTTAGACTTAATTAGCAAAAACAGTAGAAGCACCTGAAGTCATTGCTCCTGCATCTGCACTATCACCAATTCTACCTATAGCAATACCATTTACAAACACTGTAGGCGAACCTGCGTTTAAGTTTGCAACATGGTTTGGACATGGTGGGTTTGGTGGATTAGGGTGTGCTACAGTAGGCGCACCAACAACTATGATATCAATGCTTTCGGCATGAACTGTACCATCTGTGTTAGATGATGCTATTGTGGTTGTGCTTGTACAGGCGTGACCTGTTGACAAACTATCGCCTACTCTACATACTTTTGGCATTTATCTTCCTTTAGCTTTTAACTCTGCTCGTTTTTTTTCTGATATGATTGCTTGTCTTACTTTTCTACCTATCGGTATTA